TGAACAAAACAATGCCTGTGATGATTCTGCTAGTGTGGTTAAGTCTGCCATAGATATATTTATCTACGGCCTCTGCTTCTTGCTGGCGAATTGTAGTTTGTTTTGCCTTTATCTGTAATCTTTTCTTCTTCACTTCTACAATCAAAGAAAGGTGGGAAACCAAAGACACCAAATGTCTTATGTTTGTTTTGAAATTTAGTAAGTTTCTTTACATCTTCCTCAAAGAAAGACTCTTGTAATACTAACTTACTAGGCATTTCAACGCAACGCCATATAATATCGCCTTTCTTTTTAACCATTTCTGTCTTATAATAGATAGATGGTTTCCTTTTTCTCTTTGTTGCCATTGTTATCCTTACATGTTTAGTATTAATTTAGCTTCTTCACTTAACATATCTCTACTAAATGGTGGAGTATGTGTTAATATAATTTTTACATTACCTTCACCTGCTACACGTTCTACTGCCTCTTTTATATCTTTTTGTATCTGATCTGCCATAGGGCAAAGCATAGAGGTTAGTGTATGGGTGATTGTAACTTTTTCTTCTTTTATATCAATATCGTAAATCAGTCCTAAATTAAATACATCTACAGATGGCATTTCAGGATCGTAAACTTTTTTTAGTTCTTCTATTATCTTTTCTTTCATTATATTTTAAAGTCTGAAAACTTATCATAGACCTCAGCAGATTCTTGTGGTCCAGATGGTTGTTCAATCTTCTCCTTACTTTCTTGGTTACTATCTACAATCTGTTGAGCAGATTGTTCTACATCATATAATCTCATCTTGCTTCTATCTACACCAATTATAAATGCACGATTAACAGCAGGATCATTATAACGATTCTTTAATTGTTTAACTTTAATTTGACCAAGTTCTTCAAGTTCATCATTTGAAATAAGAGCAAACATGAAGTCAGCAGTTGCAGGAAGACCAAAACTTTCTGAAGTATCTTCAAGCCCTACGTCACTTGATAGATAACCAGATCTGGTTGTTTGAGTAGCAGATACAATAGGTACATCATATTGTACTGCAAGACCTCTTAATTCTTCAGCAATTGCTTTTACATAAAAGTATGAGGATATATTGCCACCTTTAAATCTACTACTAGAGCAAATGTTTAGATAGTCAATGAATACTATATCAGGTTTAAATGATTTCTTTAGGGCAAGTTCATCTATCAAAGATTTGAAATGACCAGCATGAGCAGCTGCTGTAGGATATTCTTTGATAATTAGTTGACCATTAATTTTGTTTTGTAGTTTAGATGTTTTGTTATCGTATATTTCTTTTGGCATTTCATAGAGATCATCTATGGTTACATCTAGTAAGTTAGCGTCAATTCTTTCTGCGATACGTTCTTCAGCCATCTCTAAAGTTATATACAATACATTCTTACCTTGTGATATAACACTACTAGCGAGATGACACATAAACAAGGACTTACCAACACCTGTACCTGCAAGAGCAACGTTAAGTGTTTTAGGTGGCAGGCCACCTTTTGTTATTCTATTGAAGTACGAAAGATCAAACTTTAATCTCTCCTCTGTTCTATGGTAATATTCAAATCTATCCTCTGTCTGATTTAGATAATCATGTCCTATATGTCTATCAAACGAAACGCCAAGCGCTTCTGATAAGATACTAGGTATTGCTTCTGGTGTATGTTTCTTATCTTTACCATCTATAATTTTGATACCTTGTAATACTGCATTGTACACAGCACGATCTTTACAAAACTTTTCAGTTGTATCTAACAGCCATTGTTGTTCAACTTCTTCGTGTTGTAAACTATTTAATAATGATTTTGTATTTTTATATTCGTCTTCGGTAAGTGTTTTGTTATTTGATAACTCAATTTCAATTGCTTCTTTTGTAGGAAGATTATTATATTTTACAACAAAAGCATTTATGATATTGAATAGAGTTGCCTCATCTCTATTTCTAAAGAAGTCAGGTTTAATAAAAGGTAATGTTTTTCTTGTAAAGTCTTCGTTAAAGACTAGGTTGGATAAAAGTGTCTTCTCAAACATAATGTAGATAACTCCCTATAATATACTTTGGTTGATTGATTGGTTTCTGTCCTGCGTGTCTAAATGTCCACAATGGTGGGAATACGAGCACCTTACCTGCCTCTGGTTTAACTGATATATCATAATCAGGAAATGTTGTTTCGCCGCCATCATTGTTATTTAAATACATAAAAAAAACTAAAAATCTTCTAGCACTATTATAGTTAGTCACATCTACATGTGTTTGGAATTCATCTTCATTGTTAGGTTCATACTTCTTAAATCTTATCTGTTCAAAACCAAATTTCTCTGGCCATTGTTTTAATGAGTCTATATTAACATCTTTTACATATTTGTCAACAACCTGTCTTAATTTAGGAAAGATTATATCTGAATACTCTTTCCAGTCTGAAAACATGTTAAGATTAATTTCTGTAAATGACATGTGACCTTTCAAGTTTGTTTTAGATTGTTGATGTTGCGAATCTTCAAACTTGTCAATAAGGTGTTGACATTGATCCTTTTTAAGTACATTTTTGTATGTACATATGTAATCATTTTTGAAACTTAATTTGACCATTCTCTAATTGTTTTTCTACGACCTCTACTAATATGTCGCCTATGTAATTTCTGAAATCAATACTTGCTGTATCAACATCATTGGGATTCTTTTTAATATCATAATCAAACTTTAAAGGTAACTCACCTTGAGCATTTTCTTCCGAGGCAAACTTTACATGACCATATGTGTATATGATGTCTTTGTAAGGGCCTTCTACAATCTTTATACAACTATAATCGTCAACATCACGTTGAGCAAAGACGTATCTATTCTGTGCCATAGAGGAATTCTTTTTTGGCTGCTTCGTCAATTTGAGCGAGAACATCTTTAGTAAAGAATTTATCAGGTTCATTATTGATAGTTTTAGCATATTGTTTTGATCCATCAGGTAATTCAATTCTTGTTGATACTGATTTAAATATATTGTGTTTAATAGCGAGTTCTAATAACCCATAGTACTTATCAAGGCCATCTTTGTATGTTAACCTTACGTCAACTAAAGCATTCTCTTTTGTTAGCCTTGACTTGTAATTCTTACAATGAATAATATTACCAATGATTTCTTTGCCATCTTTCTCTTTACGTTTAGATAGATACACGATATTACTTGCAGCGTATTTAAGGCCAGAGCCACCGCCCATCTCCTTTTGAGGAAACATTGAACCAATAACATCATATGTATGATTGGTCATAATCATAGGTACTTTTGCTTTGCCAAGTTTTAAAGTCAATACTCTAAATGCAGCTTTTACAATCTGCGATCTAGTCATATCTCTTGTTTCTTTACCTTCGGCAGTATCTTCCATCTCTTTTGTAGTAGATAACATTCCTAAACTATCTAATACAAACATTAAAGGTTTTCTATTCTTCTCGTCTTGTTCTAGGTATTTGTCAATCACTTTGATTGATTGATGTCTAAACTCTTGTACTGTGGCAACTGGTACAATAACCATTCTGCTACTGTCTATACCACGACTTTCAACTAATTCTTTTGTTAACGCACTTTCTGATTCAAAGTAAATCACACCTGCGTCTTTGTTTTTATCTAAAAATGTTTTTACTATTCCTAATGCAAAGAAAGTTTTACCTGTTGCAGCTTCACCTGCAATCGCTGTAATTTTATTTGATGGCATGCCACCATATATAGAACCTGATAATAACGCATTAAAGGCAAGGGAACCTGTATCAATAAACGAATCAACGTCACCTGCTTCTACACCCTCACTTACTAGTGTGGCATATTCATTACCAGTTTCTTTTATTATATCTTTTAAAAAATCACTCATATCAATTCTCCTTATGTGTATGTATTATATCAGTATTTGTCTTTATTGTCAAGCCTCTAAAATAGTGTAGCTCTCCTACTATGTCTAAAGTAATCTAATTTTTCTTTTGAAAAACACCAAACGTTTTCAATATATATTCTGTTCATAAACTCTGCTTTTTCTTCGTCACTTTCAAATAGTTTATCTGATTTAGGTCGTTGCATAATCCTCATACCTATCTGACCTACAAAGTTGTCTTTTAAACTATCAACAAGTTCATCACTACTATAATATCTTTTGTTTTTTATATTAGGATCCATGATGTTTACAAACATATGCTTTGATCTTTCAAAACTCTTTTGAGCAACAGGTAGATAGAAATCATCACGCCATTTAGAATATTCATCAAACTTATGCCATGATTGATTTTCTTCTTTCTCACCACCCTCGTTATATCTTTCTGTAGAAAAGTATGGTGGACTTGTAAATGCACAATCTATATTATCTATTTTATCCCATGGTAAATCTTCAGCACCACAATTGTATAGTGTTACCTTTTTAGGTTTAGATAAGAAACTATTATATGTTTCTACTTGTTTTAAATATTGTTTATATGTATTAGGGTTAGGATCACAACCAATATATTCTTCAGCGTCACTAGTAAAAAAACCTGCAAGTCTATCGCCCCAACCACATGATGTATCTAATACTCTTTTAGCATTTGTCATTTGATAGATTGTCTTTGCTACATTAGGTTTAAATTGTGTTGCGATATACGTACCTAATCTAAACGCTGACATGTAACTCTTATCATCTAATCTACCACCTCTTAATTCTATTTTGTTATCTACTTCAACAGGTTTCATACCATTGATACCACGCCATATAGGACCTAGACAACGCCATATATCTTTTGCTGTACCATTCTCCCATACATCTATAGGTGCTTTGAAACCAAAACTACCACAATTCAATCTTAAATGTTGATGAAAGTAATTTGATATGTCATTGAAATTAGATGGTGCGTCTATGATACCTAGACCATGG